AACCAAATAGTGATCTGCTTTCTGCCATAAAATTTTATTCCTTAAACACTCTTTCTTAAATATTATTTATAACACTTAAGAAAGAGTGCCTTTCGGCACTCCTTATGTTATATCGATGATTTACGTTGTTGTATTAGACTCCCAATACTGTATTTGTAACTCAACCTCAAACTCTTCGATAACGTTCTCTGAGCCATAGTCAAGCTCGATCGGTCCTAAAGTTGTAGGAAAAGTTCCTCTGATATCATAACTCTTTAGTACTGTACCATCTTTATCAAGTTGATCAACAATCATATCAGCCATATAAGAAGTAGGATCTGTTAATCCAGTATTTCTTTTATGCTCGTTAATCTCGTTCATCCACTCTTCATATTTGTTACGTACACCAAAGTCAGTATCATTTATTACAGTAATACTCCAAGGATCAAATGTTCTATCACCAGCTATTTGCAATTTACGACCCCTAAAAGGAACCTCAATTGGTGCAATAGTGCTACCTGGCAATGAAGCCATTTTACACATATAACTAGCTTTAGTTTGTCCAGCCCCAGTCAAGTTGCTTGCTCTGCCAGTTATACCAGCTGGAAAGTTCATAGTGACCTGGAATAGATTAGGTCTTGCTCCGCCGCCCTGTAATTGGGCTTTTATATCATCTACGCCTAAAATCGCCATGATTAATTACCTCCTGCAATTTCACTAAACTCAACACCAGTTCTCGTGGCAATAAAGTTTAATGTTATAAAGTTAATAGATCTTGCAGGTTTGACATAAATATCAGCAACAAACTTATTGCTATCTATAATGTTACCAGTGTTATTAGTACCATCACAAACAACCTTAAAGTCTGTAATACCTCTTCTTCCCTGAACATCTCTCAAAAATGGCTCAACCATATTTCTAAATTGAGCTCTCGTAAATTCATCATTAAATTCGAATAATGATGCTTTCGACGCTGTAGATACTGCTTTCTCAAGAACAATAAACAATCTACGAACATTGATTCTATCAAATGCACTTGCTTTAGATTGTATTGTTTTGTCACCAAATAACACTGTACCTTGACCAGGGAAAGTTACAATCGGGTTTACACCTGTCCTATATAACTCATCTCTATCCGCTTGGTTAGGGTTCCATGCTAGTTTAGTAACATTTCGAACATTACCTCTCGTGAATCCAGCTGGTGAGAACCATGCATCTGCAGTTAAATCCGCATTTGCTGCTAGTCCTGCCATAGATCCAGCTGCACATATCCAACGATAAACATCATTGTACTTATCGTAAACATATAGAGAACTTGAATCTGCAAAGCCGTAAGACGTTGAAGTTAAATTTGTTCTCCATGCTGCTACCGGAGTAAGCGGTACTGCTACGCCAACCGTTGCCGCTCTTTCAGGAGAGACAAAACCCACTGCATCTTTTCTTGCTGCACATAGTGCAGTTATATAATTACTTAATGTTCTTGTCTCAGTATTGCTTAATCCTGAGTTTGCTTGGAACACTAAACTTAAATCAACTGTTTCTGCATCAGCAAATTTATTATACATAGCAGTAGTTTCACCTAAAGTTAACGCATTATCATCTACTCCACCAGACAGATTAGAAAAGAATACATTCACTCTTGTAAATGCATTACCTGCTGCTGATTCTCCTGCATCTGTTAATGCTTTTCCACTTGCTGCTGAGTGATTTCCGATACGAATCCATTTTGATCTTGCATTAATATGATCTTTATAGTATAGAGTTGTACCGTCTTCTGCTTTAACATCATTAGCTTGACTTAAGTGTTGAAAAGATTCAAGAACTGAACCAGCTGTTCCTGTTATAGCACCAGTAAAATCTCTAACTACGATATGAATTTCATCATTTGAACCACCTACTGCAGCGGCTCCAGCTGATGTGCCAGGAGCACTATCAGTCCATAATTTCCAACTTGCGTTAGCTGTCCAAGATGATGGATCAGTTGCAACTTCTACAGTTAACGCCGTACCTATAACACCAGGATGACGGGCCATAACCCAATCTCCAGCTGCAATTGTTAATGTATCAAAGTGGCTATCATTTTTTGCTAAAATTCCAGTACCTGACGCTGTCGCGTTACGTGCTGATGTTCCTACAGCTCTGACAACTTTTAGCGCGTTGCCATAACTTAAAAATTGGGCTGCCGACAGAACGCTTTCAAACGTATCTGCATTTGGTTTTCCAAACTGATCTACTAATTCCGTTTCGCTAGTTACAGTAGTTATCTCTTCGCATGGGCCCCACTGGAATGCTCCAGCCATAGCTCCAATTGTTGATGATACCGACGGTACGACATTAGTCAAATCAATTTCTTTTACCTGTACGCCAGGTGAGTATAGATCTGCCATATTTATTCCTTTGTCATGTTATTTATAAGATTTATCATAATACGAATTTTCTCAATATACTTATTTATACTTATTAAGGTTTATAGGTTTGCCATCCAGGCCCGAACGGATGATTGCCTTCTTCATGCTGAGGCATATGCCCTACAGGTATGACTTCATCTTCTAATTGCTGTACTTTTTGTTTATATAACAATGTTTTCATATTAATATCGGTTGATTCTGCAAAGAATGGTGTGGATGTGAACCATCCAAACATCACTAAATTCATCATAAGATCATCATGTGAGTTAGAATCTGCTTGGTATGAAGATCCTTTTGCTACAAATGTCGACATTTCTCGAATTGTTTCTTCATCTTTTATTATTAACTTCTTCTGTGACATAATATCACGAAGGTTAGAACATCCAATCCTTTTAACTTTACTTGTCATAGTAACACCGATTGCATTTGCTTTCACCATAGATTCTACGAATACGTTCTCATATTCTAAATCATAATATAAACCATTACATACAACTTGTCCTGCATCGTTTGATTCAACTACAACATGAGCTTCGTTATAGTGTGTAGCATACTTGTATAACAGGTCAGGAAATAATAAAGGGCTTATCATATTATCACGGTATGTACATACCTGTGCAAAGGGGTTACATGATATATCTATAATTGTAAATGTTGAATAATCTTGACCTCTTCCACGAGATACATCGACAAACATGATATAATTATGACCTTCTTGAGGGTGGTCAAAGATCTTTACATTGTTATAGTATTCCTGTGGCTCTGCAGATCTTAACGCTAATAATATATCAGCAGATATTAATGTGTTTCCTGTACCGTGAAAACTATTGCCGAATTCCTGGTCAAACTGGAGTTCGGATGTATTCTCTATTGTCATCTTCTTCCAATCTTCATCTCTTCCTGGTACATCCCACCAGTCTACACGAGTTGGTGTAAATTCATTTGTTCCTTGCACAGCACCTTCATATAGTTTATGGTACATATTACCAATACCATTGGCTGTAGATGTAATAATAATCTTAGATGTTTTACCAGATGAGATAACTGGATATGTTGATGTATAAAATTCTGCAGCGTTATCTACAAATGCAAACTCATCGAGGTAAACAAGATTAAGTGACATACCACGAATAGAGCTTGATGATGTGGCTGCAGCAATGATTCTACTATTATTTGAGAAGCCTATAGACTTTTTATTAAGTGCAGTACACCCTGGTTGTAGAAAGAATGGTAGGTTTTCTAACATGAGAGTAATACGTGCTAACATCTCTCTTGCAATTGCTTCTTTATTTGCAAGTACACCTACAACCTGTTCCCCTTTGAATATAGCATACCATAGAAGATACGCGACCACAGCAATAGATTTACCGCTCTGACGACATGCCAGAACTATATTAAAGCGATGGGCCGTAAATGAGTCAAACATTTTCTCTTGATACGGGTATAGGTCAAAGGGTATTAAGCCTTTGTCGAGGTGGATTACTTTACAATACTTCTTAGCAAAATATTTAGGGTCATCTAAACATTTTTTGTATTCAACTAATTCCTCTTTAGTCCATGGATGTTCTACATCGGCACCCCGAACATTCGGATTGCCTAAGTAGTTTGTTTCTCTCATTTTTCAAATAAATCCGGTTCTGTTTCTATTACCTTTTCATCACGTAACATCTTCTGTAGCTCTGCTGTGCTACCTATAAAAACATTGTTATTCGTTGCTGCTTGTTGAGCAATTGCTGTAGGTTCATCAGTTTTATCCTGTTCTTTCTTGCTCTTATGAAGCTTTAAAACTTTTTCGCCTATCTCAGCATTTTGTTTAATTAATTGCCCAAGAACTTCAAAAGCTCTTGGGTGCTCAGACTCACGTGCAAGTTCCATCATAAGCTCTATAGCTTCTTCACCTTGCGTTGACAAATCAAATAAATCTCTACGGACTCTTTCGAAGTCCTGATCGATTTTACTTTTCGTGCCAGTCAATGTGTGCTTCTGGATTCTCTTCTCCGTGTTCATGGTCATCATCGTGTTCCTGTGGGTTTTCATAATATGTATTCCATAGCTCCATTACACCATACTTCGTGCGGCTCTCATCTTTATTGCCACCTTCATATGGTATAGCTAGGTTCTCTTCGATAAGACTTTGGTTAGCATCTTTACCGTTAACCTCAATCGTACCTAATACTCTTCCGAATTTACCTTTCTCCATATCTTCGGTTAC